TTCACTCGATGAGCAACGGGACCCGGAGGCGGATGGGGCGGCCTATGAGGAGTTGGGCGCGTCGGGTTGGTGCATCCAATGCCCGGAGTGTTTCCGGGTGTATCAGCTCGGCATGACGGGCTAGGCGATGGGCGCCGATGATCCGTTGCGGGCGGCTATCGACCGGAGGCGGGCACATGATGAGGTTTTGCTAGCGGCCCTCGAGGGTGAGCGGGCTCGGTTGGTGGGCGAGCTGAGGGCGTTGCGGGTCGTTGCGGGCATGACTCAGGAGGAGGTGGCTCGGTTGGTGGGGGTGTCCCGGGCCACCATTGCCAACGTCGAGACGGGCAAGTTTGGGCTCTCGGTGGAGACGTTGTTGGGCTATGCGGCGGTGGTGGGGCGACGGGTTACGCTTCGCAAGTAGCACGCACGGCGGCGGGCCCTCCCACGAATGGGGTGAGGGCCCGCCGCTCCGCTACCGGGGCGGGCGGCGCGTCAGGACGATAGTCACGTCATAGCCCCGGAACACCGCTATCAGCATGACGAGGGGCACGGGCGCCAGGACCAACGCCACGAGGATGAGCGTCCCCCTCGCCACCACGGGCCTAGGTCACGTCCTCGGTCCACGCGGCGGCCCATGTCTCCGGGCCCACGTACCCATCGACCCCTAGCCCCTTCTCGGCTTGGAATGCCCGGGCCACCTCCTCACTCTGAGGGCCGAACTCCCCATCGACTCCGATAGTCCACCCGCGGTCCGCCATGCGTTGCTGCCACGTGGTGACGTTGGGTTGATCGTCGGGGTAGAACCCGGAGTGACACTCCGGGGGCGGTGAGGCTTGCCCGAGGTAGTGACCCGAGGGGTATGGGAACGCGGGAGCCTTGCCCCCGCTCGAGCTCGAGGAGCCCCCACCGCCCCCGCCCCCGGCTGTACCCCCGGAGGTGAAAGCCCCGGCCCGCACGAGCTCATAGAGGGCGTCGCCAGGGCACGCGGTGGATATGTGGTCCCGGTGGCCCGTCGAGCCGTTGGCGGCCCCCCAACTACGGCACGTGGCGGCGGCATCCTTGAGCCCTTGGATGAGGTCGGGGCCTTGCGGGTCCCCCTCCCCACAGAGAGCGCATATCGCGTACCAATCCGCATTAGCTTGGGTGGTGCCGTTGGCGGCGGAGCCCTTGCCCTTGCCGCGGCCCTCATATTGGTACCCGTGCGGGCACACGAGGATGTTATAGGCGATATCCGACCACCCGTTGCTATCCATATGGAATGCCTGTATGCCGCGCACGGTGTCATCACACGCGGAGTGAGCGGGCACCCCCATGGTGGGGCCCTCCCAATGGATGGCGTGCCCCTTGGGGTGGGGGTTGAGGGTGTTACCCGACCCGGATGGGGCCCGGGCGCCCCACTCGGCCCGGCTCACCCACGTCATGGGGCGGGCTCGGATGGGAACACAACCCCGGCGTATACGGGCCAATTGGCCTGCACCGACGCCAAAATATCGGGGTCCTCAATCTGATCGGACCTCTCACCCCCGGCGAACGATGGCGACACGCACACGAGCTCGAATAGCCCGAGGGCGTTGATTTGGCTAGCGATGATCGACTCCGCCAGGGCGGCCATATCCGCCCGCCCGTCATCCTTGAAAATGAGGGCCTGCTCCGTACAGCACGCCAACACCCGATCCCGAAATGCGGTGTCGTCGCTCAGCTTGCCCATTGCTGCATAGGTCATGGTTCCGTGTCCTCTCAGTGGCGCGTGGGCTACGGCTTGGGCCCGGTCCACGCGATGGCCGAATATTGAATCGGGGTGTTGTTGATGGTTACGTCGGTGGCGGGGTTGTAACACTGTGCCGTGATGTTGGTTGCGTCGAGTGAGGTAATGAAACACACCCGGGGGCTGCCCGTGACCCCGTGCAAGGTGACCACGGCCCCGGTGGGCGCAACCCCGAACCCGTGGGGGATGGCGATGTGCCCACCGCCCGATGAGGTTGCGGTGCCGTTGAATCGGCGCACCTTGACGAAATCGGCGGCTAGGTAATCGTCCGTGTATTGGGCGAGCGCTTGGATGGCGTTATCCCCATCCATCACCCGATCCGTGCCCACCGGGTATGGGAACCCGTGCGCGGTAGCTGATCCCATGTCTTAGCCTCCGTAGTTGTCCCATGAGGTGGTTGGCGAAACTTGGTTCCACCGGAGCGAGGCGGGTTGGTCATCCCACCGCCCGAGGTAGGCGGGCGGCCCGAGGCATGAGAGGTCATCCCACGTCAGGGCGGGGTCAACCCCTCCGGGGGTCCGGGCCACCTCGGAGAGCGTCGAGGGCGAGCCACTCGCGGGCCCCGTCCATGCGTAGGCGAGTGCGTCCGTGTCGGGGGTGTCCCCGTCGAAATAGTCCACGAGGGCGGGCCCCACGGTCACCATGTAGTCGTCAACCCATCCCGTATCAGCGGCGGCGATGAGCTGCCCGGGGGGCACCGACACGCTACAGATACCGCGGATTTTGGCGGCGTTGGCGGGGGCGGGCACGGTGACGATGGTCGAGCGGGCCCACGTATTGGCGGCGGGGGTGGTGGCGGCGGCGTAGTAGGCGCCCCCAATGGTCGCGTTATTCGCGTCGAGCCACGTGTGGCCCACGGCGATACGGCCCACCCCGGGGGCGGCGACGTTGTGCCGCATCCACAGAGAGACGGTATAGACCGCCCCAGGGGTCACGGGGGCGGGGGCCCCGCCCACCTCATAGAGCGACATAAATGCCGAACCGTTGGCCCCGATTTGGGAGCCTTGCGCGGAGGAGCGAACCGACCGTGTGCCGGAGCGTTTGACGGCGGTGTCATACGCCGTGGGGTAGAGGGCACCGTTATTCGAGAGCCACCCCCCGGCCCCCTCGGCGGAGGGGTTGGGGGCGAGGTTGCGGCTCAGCTCCTTGAGCCCGATCAACGTCGAGGCGGATACGCCGGGCGCCCCTGTCCACGCATAGTCGGCGCCGGGGTAATCGGGGGTGTCCCCGTCGAAATACGCTCCCGGGGTGGCGGCCTCCTCGATGAGCACCGCATCTACGTAGAACGTTGACACGCCGGGGGTGGTGTCGGTGGCTATCCCCACGAGCACAACGGGATTGGCGGCGGCCCCGGTGGTAATGGTGGCAGAGACTCGGATCGTTTGGCCCGCTGCCACGGTGGGCGAAAACGGGGCGTTGATGAGGTTGGTTGTATCCCGGACCTTGATAGCCACGGGCCGCCCGGTGACATTGCGGATGGTGGCGGAAACGGTGTAGGTGGTGCCGGGGCGGGCGACGAACCCGGGGGCGTCGAATTGGTAGGTGACCCCCTGTTGACTCGCGGCGCCGTCACAATCGACCCGGGCCGATTGGCGGCCCGCGACGGTCCACCCCGGGTCAAGTGTCAGGGTTGCCCCGGCGTTGGTCCAATAGGTGGCGTTGACACCCCAATACGTGGCGGCGGTCTCAAATGACGGGTTGGCGCATAGGTTGCGGCGTTGCTCGGTCCACCCGGTGCCGCCCCACACCCATGACGGATCAACGGCGTCCCACGCGGGCGGCGGCACCGTTCGGCAGTACCCGGACACCACGAGCTCGAGGGCGTGCCCGCCCCATGTGAGGGTTTCCTTCCACCCCTCCACCCACAGCACGGCGGAGGTGGGGGCGGCCCCCACCGATGGCAACCCGGTGAGCGTGATGAGCGAGTGCACGTCGAGGGCTAGGAGGGCGTCCATGCGGGCATCGTCAAGCCCTTTGGTATCAACGGGGAGCGCGGCCATAACCCACACGGGCGAGGAGTTGCGGACTAGGAGGAGCTGCCCCATGGCGGAGGCATCCGCCAGGGCGGCGAGCTCGGTTGTCACGGTGTACCCGTACCGGCCAAAACGTGCCTTGCTCGGGTCATTCGTTGCCGTGTAACGGGGTTGCTCCCCACCCTCGGCGGCCACCCCGTAACCTATGCTCACCTCATTCACGAGCCCCTCGAGGGTGCGCCGCCACGTGGGCGTCACGAACAAATCGCAAGCGTCGAGCGTCAGGGCGGAGGGGGTGCCCTTGCGGTGGTTGGCGTCGGCGTACCGGATGAGCCCGCTAGCGGTCTCCCACAACACTCCGCCCGCTGAGGCGGCGGTGCCTTGGCACACGTCGAGAGCGGGTTGGGAGTCGATATCCCGGGGGAGGATTTGCACCGTCCCCGGGTCGGAGTAAAGGGGGTCAAGGGTGATCCCCGCCAGGGCGAGCACCCGTGACACCCGGGAGCCGTCGAGCTCTTGGGGGAACGGGGCATCCCCCACCACCTTCCGCCCGAGGTCGGCGAGGTTGCCCACCGCGGTGAGCTTGCCCACGCCATGATCCGGGGTTGCCTCCCCGGCGTCCTCCCACCCCAACGCGATATCGGTTATGCGCCCGAGGAACCGGGGAAACGTGCCGCCCGTCGTGGTGGTGGTGGTCACCTTGAGATAGGAGCCAATCTCCACCATGGCGGGCAACGGGTCATAGTCGGTGGTCAAGTCAATGCTCACCGAGGACGAGTCGGGTTGGCTGCCCGTGTCGTCACGGCCATGGTTGATCGTGAGCGTGTCGATGAGGCAGGAGAGGTCCGCCCCCCCGGTGAGGGTGGCGTCCGGGTAGACGGTGACGGCGTGAGCCCCGATCATCTACAGCCCCAACCCCGCGGGGCGGAGCACCCCGGTGAGCCCTTGGCGGCGGTTGTGGCCCTCGAGGATGCGCTTTATCTGCCGGGCGGTGCTCTCGGGGTCTATGGCCCCGTTGATGTTGATGACCACGGGGCTCGAGCTCGAGGAGGTGGCCCGGGGGGTGCCACCAAGGCGCCCGGCCACGCTCGGCGAGCTCACCGAGGCGGGGGCGGTGACGGAGCGGCCCAACCCCGGAATGCTTGGGAGCGAAATCTTGGGGACCTTGATCCTCGAGAGGGCGGAGACGAGGCTCTCCACCGCCCCGGTGATCGTATGGATGATGGATAGGAACCCGCTGAATGCCCCGGAGATAACGCTCCCCGCGGAGCGGGCCACCCCACCTAGGAACGCAAACGCTGAGGCGAGGGGGCCGCGGAGGGCGTTGGCTATGGCGTTGATGACGGGTTGCACGGCACGGAACCCCGCGGCTATCAACGACACCACGGGGCGGGCGGCGGCGGCCACGATGGCGAACGCCACCCGGAACACCAACCCGATGACGGAGGCGGCGAGCCGGGCGATAGCACCGATGAGCCCGAACACGGCGGAGAACACCGCCCCGACTATGCGGATGCCCGCCAGGAGCGGGGGCCACACGACGGCCCACGCGGCGCGCACGAAGTTGGCAACGGCCATAGCCCCGGCTTGGATGGCCGCCCACACGGCGAGAACCGCGGCCTTGAACGGTGGAAATTTGTTCCACAGCAACACGATGACGGCAATGATGGCGATGACGGCGGCGATGATTAGCCCGATGGGCCCGAGGGCGGCGAGCCACGCGGCGGCGGCGGTCTCCCCGAAAATCGCGGTGATGGCGGTAGTGATCGTCATTATCGCGGAGAGGGTGGCGAACGCGGCCCCGATGAGGAGGACGATCCCCAGGAGCACCCCAAACAACACCGTGTGCTGACTGATGAAACCGGCGACGGTGGAGAGCACCCCGGCCAGTAGCACCATGGTGGGGAGTAGGGCTTGGCCTAGTGCCGCTTGGGCATCCGCATATTTGGCGTTGGCTTTTTGCTGTGCCACGGCGGCGGTGTCGGCCTCGGAGGCGAACTGCCCGTGCGCGTCAGCGGTTTTCCGGGTGAGCATTTCGAGGGTGGTTTGTGTCTTGGCGGCGGTGAGGGCCTCCGGGGTCATCTTGGAGAGGGCGTCCTTGGCGGCCTTGGTGGCATCGGCTTGGCTCTTGAACGGCTTACCAGCCTTGGCGGCGGCGGCGGTGAGCTCGGCGGTTTTCTTGGTGAGCAACGCGGATTGGATGGTCGATTGCTTGATGCTCACCCCGTATTTCTCGATGGGGTCGGTTTCGCCGCGGAGGGTGGCGGACAGGGCCTCCACCGCTTGGGCGGTGGTGCCCCCGTAGGTGGCGGCGAGGTCGGCGCCCATCTTCACGAGGTCGTATGTCTTGGAGGTGGCCTCATCGAGAGGGATGCCCAACCCCTTGAGCTGTGACCCGATGACGGTAGCCATATCGCCAAATTGGCTCTTGGAGAGCCCCACCGCATCGGCGGCGGTGTTCGCCCACCCCTTCACAATGTCGGCGTTAGCCCCGAACACCTTTTCGATGGCGCCCATAGATTGCTCAACATCGGAGGCGGCCTGCCCGGATGCCTTGGCGAACTCCACCACCTTGCCCACGATGAGCCCGCCCGCGACGGCCCCGGCCACCCCTGCCATGGTCTTAGCCATCCGCCCGGTGGATTTCTCCGCGTCCTTCATGCCCTTGGAGGCTTGGGCGGTGTCGGTGAGTATCTTGATGACGAGCGTTGCCCCGCTAGCCATTCCGCTCACCTCCTCCGTGAAATCCGTTTCATTTCTTGCTGTCGCTCCTCGAGGAGCTCGAGGAGGGTGGCTAGGGTTTCGTCGTCCGCGTCCCACCACCACGGGGGCGGCACGCCCACCTCATACACGTGGGCAAGCTCAACGATCAATCGGGCTCGAGAGCCCCGCGGGTAGGGTCCGCGGTGGCGTCGTCGTCCTCCTCCTCCGCCATGTTCTGCACGTCGAGGGTGGTGGCCTCCCACCCCTCATAGGTGAGGTCGGTGGGAATGGCACCCTCACGGCGGGCGGCGTGCCACGCCACAAAGGTGAGGAACACGAACGGGGCATCTGAGGGGGTGGGCCATTTGTGCTTGACCCGGGTCCGGTCGAAAGCCACTAGGTCCGGGTTTAGGCATTGGAGCTCGAGCACCTCCGGGGCCTCGATGCTGCCCCGCAACACCCGGAGGTGTGGGCTAGCTAGCTTGTAGTCGGCCATGGCCTACGCTCCTCGGATTTTGGCGACGATGCGCCGAATGTTGGCCCCGTACATGCTCACCCACGTGGGCTGAGTCCGGGCCGCGGTCTCTCGGATGAATGGTTGGGCAACGATGTGATGCCGCGGCCACCCGTTGTGTATCGGCCCGGCGTAGACGAGGCTCGAGCCGATTTCGGCCCCATCGGTGACGGCCTCACCGTGCACGGAGGCGGCCAGGGCCCCGGTAACCCGGGGGGCCGCCGATGAGCTCGCGGATGCCACGAAAGCCCCCGCGGCGGTGTTGGCGCCGCGCATATCCTCGAGGTCCCGGGCCGCCCGGTCGAGGGTGCGGCGTAGGTTGTCCGCACCCTCCACCTTGATGGTGGTGGTCACGGCCCGGTGGCCCCGTAGTCGTAGACGGGCTTACCGACTATCGAAAACTCAAAATCGCTTGTGAGGTCGGCGCCCATCTCCCCCGCCCCGAAATCGAGCGGGTCAATGACGAGGGTCCCCGTGGCGGTGGTCTGCTCCGCGCTCGAGGGGGTGAACGTGAATAGTTGTTGCGAGCCCGGGGAGTCTTGGGACAGGGCGAACAACCCGGCATCATCGGCCACGTCGGTATCTACGTTGCCGGTGAGCTTGTAGGTGTAGGTCACCCCGCCCGGGCGCACGTCCCCGCACAGCTTGGTGGTTGCGTCGGTCTCATTCTTGTCATGGGTGATAGTGGCGTTATTCACCAAGCACGAGGCGTCGATTTCGGAGCCGGTGGCGCCGATCTTGAGAATCCCCGGGCCTAGCTTGCCGGTTTCGGCGGTCATGGTCCGACTCCTAACATGTTGCGACGGC